TCGGACCTCATGGTGTGCAGGCGTTAAAAGATCATCATGGAGAAATTGCTGAACCTAAAGCAGAAGAAGTAAAGACTGATGCAGCGACATCTAAATCAGAATTAGATGATTCAGGCACTGGTGAGCCAACAGCAGATCCTTCGACCTTTGTCTCTCATAAACACGTTGATGGTGCTTTTAAAGGTGACCACGTTCCGCACCCGATTAGAAAGGTGTTTAGAAATATTCCTGGTGACGATGCTACTCCAAGAGAGAAGTTCGAAAAGATTAAAGAGATGACAAAGGTTTTAGATAAACCTGAGTATCGATCAAAAAAGAGTCACTCGGCCAGTGCGTATGCTATTGGACACATGCTATCTAGCCAGGATGCAGCTACAGCATTTGGGGGCGCGATACAGGCCTTGCGATCTGCAGGAGCATCCGTAGTCGATGACATTAAAGAAAGAAGAAAAATTAATCAGGCTCGTGAAGAGCATTTAAAGAAATACAAAGTACCTGAAGAGGATATAAAGAAGACGAAGTCCATATTAGAGGGAGATGACCTCTTTCATGGCGATGTTGCAAATACTATAGGTGATACTAACCACTGGTCTCCGCAAAGACATAAAGAGTTCCATAAAGATTATGAGAACCTAGTAAATATGCATAATCGAGCTAAACAAGCTGGAGAACCAGACCACACTCTTAACCATACTACTTCACACACTTATGATTTAATTTTACGTAAGCATAGAATTTTAGCTGATGCTGAAGCAGGAATACACCACCCACACACGACTCCAAATGCAAATGATTTTGAGGACATAGATCGCGGCATCAATAAAATGACTGACGGCACTGATATGAATTCTAATCGTATCAAGGAGATCAAAAAGCAGTCTCGTAAGTTTTCTTCAGAAACATTGGCTGAGTTTAACGATATTATGCGTCAGTCAGATCATTACGAGGGTGCTGATAGAGTTAAAGCGATGGAGACAGCTTTTAACAAAGCCAAAATGCTCCATCAATTAGAGGGTGACGCTCTGGACTTACACAACTCCAGTGTAGGGAAAGACTCTAGGGCCAGCAAGCGAGAGAGATATGCAGGACCGTCCGTCTCTCAGGAAGATATAAATAGAATACAAGATCAAAAAGAGAGAGCGAGAGCGGACAAAGTTGCTCAAAGAGAGCAGGCTGCTGCGGAGAAAGCTGCTACTAAGCAGAAGGCAGCGGCGGATAAAGCTGCTGAAGTGGAACGACAGGCTGCAGAGCAGAAGGCTAAGTTTGAGGAAGGTTTAAGGGTGCCGCCTGAAGGACTGCCAGATTACTACTACAACAGTCGCAAAGATAAGACCTCAAAAGTATTTGATCCAAAGGTTAGACCTCAAGACAATGTTGGTTCAGGCTTTTATAAGGGTAATAAAGCTGATGGCGATCAGATGGTCATTTCTCGTGTCACTTACGATGAGAATGGCCGACACATGTACGATGTACATAAGCTAAACCCTGACTACAAAGCTGACTCCCCGAACGAGCCTCACTTCTTACATGAGCAGATTCCAGTTGATGAGCTTCATCACAATGTTTCTGCCGGTCAGTATTCTAAAGGTACGCACGACTGGGCGCACATGTTCAGCGAAGATGATAGAAACGCTGCTGCTGAAGCTAAGCGTGAAGATTTGCGAGCTAAGAGGGAAAAGGACGCTCCAGAGGAAGAGGTTGACTTTGCGTCGATGACCAAGAAGCAAAGAATAGATCGAGTAAAGGAAGGTAAGAAAGACCCTTTGTTTGGTCATTATGGTCAAGAACATCCACCTTTATCACATCACGAGTCTTACGATTACAGCACAAAGGTAAACCCTGAGTTCAACGTAGGGAAAGGCGTAAAATACTCTGATGGAAGTTCTATCTTAATTACAGATCACTTCTATAGAGGTGATGAGGACTTCTACAAGTATGACGAGATCGACGCTGAGACAGGTAAGACAGTCGAAAAAGAGATAGCAGTATCTGATTTGAACTCTCAGATTAACTCCCGTGATGGCGGTGCCAGGGGGGGAATGGTCGATTGGCACGAGGCCCATAAGCAGCCAGAGAGCGTTAGACAAAAGGCCATTGAGGACCAAATACAAATTAAGGGTGGTTCTATTGAGGCAGCACCTGTGCCAGATAGCCCAGAAGAGTTTGATAAAGAGACACACCTCAAGGGTAAGCCCTATGCCACTGAGTCTCACAAGTTAATTGATCAAGACCAAGATGTATCTAGAGAGGTACAAAACCTTCTTGAAGGTATAGGAGAGACAGGTGTTAAAGGGTACGAGGCTGGTCAAGATGACGAAACTCGTATGAAGAGATTTGGGTATTGGTTGGTTCAAGAGGACCTCAACCCCACACACCACAAGATGTTCCAAAGTGCTCAAGCAGATTTTACGAAAGCTAAACAGAAGGCTTTGCGTGAATACAAAAAGCTCGAAGCATCTAACCCTGAAAAAGCTAAGGCAAAGTTCATGGGTGAATTCTTGTTTGGAGAGGGCGGCTATGTTGCATTTTCTAGAGTGCTTGATGGGTTGAAGCAATACGTTAGTGAAAAACAAGCAAATGCCTCTATTGATACTCCATCAGCGAAAGAATTTGCAGATGCTGGAGCAGCGGTACAAGAGGGTCTGAAAGATGAAGAAGGCAATGTTTCACGCGCTGATCAAAAATTGTCTTACTTTGCTGCTAACGCTGCTGCAAATGAAAAAGTAAATGACCTGGAGAATGAAACTGGTGAGGATGTATCTGCACCATCTGAGGAAGCTGCAGCGGCAGCGAGAGGTCAAGCACCATCAGGAGTAGAAGCACAGCCTGAAGCAGAAGCACAGCCTGAAGCAGAAGCACAGCCTGAAGTAGAAGCACAGCCTGAAGCAGAAGCACAGCCTGAAGCAGAAGCACAGCCTGAAGCAGAAGCGCCACCTAAAGAGCTATCTGGTGCTGACAAGGGACACAACACCAGAATTAAAAATGCTCTCGACAAAGATGGTGAGTTTGTCGTTGGAGAGAGTAGTAAAAGAGGAAAACACATACTGGAGAATGAAGATTTATATAACTTCACACAGGGAGAAGACGGTAAGCTTACAGTAACTGGATTGAAGGGTGCTGAAAGTGAACAAGCTATTCCTCAAACTGAAGAAGCTTCTGTCGAAGGTAAAGCTCCTGTCGAAGGTGAAGCTCCTGCCGAAAGTAAAGCGTCAGAAGAAGTTGTCTCCGAAGCAGCGTCAGAAGATGTTGATGAGGGAGAACCTAAGGAAGTTGCCGAGGGGACAGAAGAGGAAGCTGCTGAAGATGTGGCTCCAGAACAGAAAGTAGATTTAAAACAGACTTATAAAGACCTTCACCCAGAAGCAGTTCATTTTGATGAGATGGATTCAAATGAGAAATATGTTGGGTGGGAAAAAGTTGGAGATACTTGGACCATAGATAGGGGTGCTCAAGGAAATTTCTTGAGCGGTGATGAAGCTGGTAAATCAGATGTTCTTGATAAATTAGATAGTCCTAGGCCATACGCTTATTTTGAGGATGGAGTTAATCCTAATGATGCGCCTTCTAGTGGAGAAACTCCTGAAAAGGAAATGACCCTTGAGGGTGTTAAAGAGCAGCTTAAAAAGATGCAAGATCAGAATACATCTCCACAAGAGATATTTGACTATTTGGCTAAGGAGGCTGATCGGGCTGATGAGAATGGTGACGAAGAATTGTCAGATCGGATTGAAGGTTTGATGGAACCTCTTCCTGAAAAGAAAATGACCTTTGAGGACGTTGAGCAGCAGTTCAAAGAGATGCAAGATCAGAATGCATCTCCACAAGAGATAGAAGACTATTTGGTTAAGCAGGCTGATCTGGCTTATGACAATGGTGACAAAGAATTGTCAGATCGGATTGAAGGTTTGATACCACCTCTGCCCCCCGTGGAATCCGTAGAGTCTACGACTGATACACCATCTGAGCCAGCAGAAAAATTTGATAAAGAAAAGTTTTTAGACGATATGGAATTATCGGATGAAGATAGAAGTCATATAGGTCCGTTTCTTGATTCAATGTCTACAGGCAGACCTAAACCAAAGCAAAAATATGGAAAAAACGATGTTTATAAAGATTTAGATCTGCCTGAACCAGAAAAGGACTTAGTTAAAAAATTTGTGGCTGAAGCGAATAACGTATATAAAAACGAAGAAAAGAAGTACCCAAATCCTGAGTTTCCAGATAAGAGGTCAGAGGATATATCTGTAAACCTGGGCGATAAAGCAAGAACAGTTGCTGAAGGTATGTTAAGAACCGCTGCAGAAGCCTCTGATAATCCAAATGTTAAGGAAGCTCTTCATCGGAAAGCTGACAACATGTCTCTTGAATACTACAGACACCAGTTCAAAGAAGATGAAAGCGAGTATAAAAAGCAGGCTGAAGATCGATTTAAACAGTTAGAAGGCGGTCAAGAATCTAAAGATAAGGCATTATCTTATTTGTCTGGCTTAATTAACGACAGAATTGAACGCAAAAAAGAAATGGAAACCGAAGGTGATTTAGATGCTGATTCAGAAAGAGTGTTAGATCTTGAAACGAATATTCTTAAAAAACTGCACAAAGAGTTTAAAGCAAAGAGACCTAGTAAAGGTGGTGGCCCTGAAGTAGTTGATGAGCGTCAGAAAAGGGAACAACAAAGAGAGAGGAAAAAGAGATTCACGGCTGACGTGCGAAAGACCAACGAGTTACTGACATCTTTAGGGTTTGACCCTAAAAAGAAGGAAGATCAACTTAAATTCTCAGTAAACTCTGCTCTTGCTAGATTAAAGAAGCCGTACATAATGCCTTTGGAAGCTCCAGATCATATCGCTCAAGGCTATGTTAAGGCTGACAACAACCCGTTCATAAAGCGCAGTCAACATGCTGACCTCACTGAGTTTGCTTCAAACCTGCGTAGTGGCAAGCCAAAGAAAATAGATGTTCCAAACTCTGAAAATACAGTATTGGGTTTAGGTGAATTACACCCTAAGGGAAGTGCTAGTCATAAACTATTAATGAGTGTCGTTGACGATCAGGCTTTTAAAACTGTTTCTGCTGAAGACTCTAATTTTGTAGAAAAAGATGGAAAGTTATATCCCAAAACTAAGTCCGGTGAGGCAAATACTAAAAAGAATCCTGTTTTCAAAGAAAGTGTTGGTGGAGAGGATGTATACGTAACAACCAGTGATATTGTTTTGAATAAATGGGATGACGAAAAACAGGCTTTTCAGGAAGTTCCGACTACACTTTGGCATGCTTTTGACAATCAATTCCCTTACGCTGACGACAAGGGAAAATTACTAGATATTTTAAAAGAAAATAAGTCTCAAGAACCTGATGAAGGTGATGTTGTAAAAACTCCTCTATTTAACGGAAAAATAATAACAGATGGTAATAATAAAAAACATCTTGTTGTATCTAAGGTAAGTGCTAATTACGAGGATGTCATAGCAAATGAAATTGCAAATCTTGAAAAAGAATTTGATAGCAACAAATCAAATTTAGATAAAAAAGGTATTGAGGCTGCTGAAAAAGATCTTAAAAAACGTATTGATAAATACAGCAAAATTTCAAAAACATTAAAGGGTCTTAGAGGTACTGGAGAGTTTTCAAAGAAACAAACTAGATTAGCCGTACCTGGCACGATCAAAACATCAAAAGTCTTAGGGGTGTTTCCGAAAAATAGTAAACAATACAAACTTGTGACAAGTAACGCTGGAGCAAATGTATTTGATCATGAAATTTCTAAACAAGGTAAGGGTTCTATCGTCACTGTTCGTGGTATAAAAGATGGTGCTAAAAAGTATTTAAATAGCTTTAAATTCCCTGAAGGTGGACTGGATAGTGATTTGGCCAGTGTGCCTCTTTCAAAAGAACAAAAATCTAAAATTGTTGAGCAGCAACGAATGGATTGGGTGGATAATTCAAAGAAGGAGTTAGTTTCTGCTCTTAACTCTTATAAGTCTACTCTTACTGGTGGTGAAACAAAGAAGGTAAATTTTGTAAATACTGTGAATGATTACGGTGTTATTGTCGAAAATCACCTTCAAAAGTTATCTGGGTTGTCTGAAGATGATTTTAAGAAAGTAAGCTCTGATTTAGAATTTTCCATAGATAATGTTGGTTTGGAAGAGGAAGGGGAGTTTGGTCATGAAGAGTATAATCTTGCAGTTGAGGGGGGTCCTAGCGTCAAGCCAATTACTGTAGATGACATTGAAGATGAATGGCTTGTTACTGAAGGGAAAAGACAACTTTTCGAAAAAGAAAAGCCAACTAAAAAAGAGTTAACGAAAACTTGGGGGTCTAGTGTTAATAGATTCTTGGATGTTTTAGAGAGAAAGGTTTCTGATTTAAAAGAGAACTACCCAGGGTATCATCATCAAATAAATGTGTATGCTAGAGAGCTTAGAAAGAGGTATCTTCAGTCTCTGAAGCAAAACCTTCAAGCTGAAAACTTAAAAGGTTATGATCTAAGGCCCAGTCAGAAAAAAACAATTATTGGTGATGAAGATAGGTTCTTGAAATCACTTTTCGCAGGGAATGATGAAATGTTGTACTTACTAAATGCTTTAATCAAAGGAGACTCTTTGAGTGAAGACCGAAAGGTTCGAGCACACAAAAACTCTTTTGGTAAGCATAGATTCGGTGTTAGCTCAGGCGAAACACCAGACTTTGATGAGAAAGAAGAAGATGAAAAGGTCGAAAAGGGCCTCGGACTGTACGTGAGTGTGTAAAATGGCAAAAGGTATTCCAGAAGTTCCTTCAATGAAGAAGCCTAAGAAGTGTATTAAGACCGTAGCTCTGCGTAGTCATCGGGTTAATAAGAAGGGTGAGTTGGACCCAACGGAATACATTTGTCCTGCATCCGGTGGTGAAAAAGCTGTTGCTCGTATTGGTAATCTGCCTGTTAGGCCTGAGGATGTACCAAGAAAGACTGCAGAGCGAAAGCAGTTCTATGTACCTGGCACTCCAAAGCCTGACATGTCTGGTCCTACACCTAAAGTACCTAAGGTTCCAGATACTCTACATTTTATAGATCATGAAGAGGCTGAAGGCGAAAAGCCAAACACTATTCACTATAAAGACCCACAAGAAGCTGTGGCTAAATCTTTAACTTTGTTTGGTACAAGTGACTTAAGCAAAGCCAGACAGAAAAGATCTGATGCCGAGATGTGGCAACTAGCCAGAGAAAACCAAGGCAAGGTAGTTGGTGCCCCTGGCGACGACAGAATCTATAAGCAAGCAGTAAATAAGCTTGGATCTAATTTCTTTGGAGATGCATGGGAAGCTGCAAAAGAGAACCCAACAGAGGCTCTTGTGGCTGTTGCATCTGTAATACCCATAGCTTTTCCAGAACCATCCACAACGGCAGGTGGTATTGCAGCCGCAACACCTTTTTTAGTTCGAGTGGGGGCGATAGCTGCTCGAAGAGAGGGTGGTAAACAAGCAGCGGCTTTATTGGCTCGTAATCCAAAAGCCGTGGAAAATCTCTCAAAAGAGGGTGGTAAAAAGGTACAACGTCTAGTTAGAAACGCGATGAGGTCTGCAGAACCAAAAAAGGCTCCAAAGACTCCTAAGAAAGATCCTGCACCGGGAAGACAGCCAAAGCCTGGAAAGGCTCCTATGCGTAGGAAGAAGCCCGGTAAAGATCCTTTGAGACAGCCTAGAAAAAAGCAGCCTCCTAAAGATGTGCCTAAAAAAGCACCTGAAAAACCTACGACTGAGCCTAAAAAAGCACCTGAAAAACCTACGACTGAGCCTAAAAAAGCACCTGAAAAACCTACGACTGAGCCTAAAAAAGCTCCAAAGCCTGCGCCTAAGAAAGAGCCTAAATCTAGGCCGATCTTTGAAGAGCGTCCAGATGCGTCTGCAGGACCTTTGGCTGCAGCAGGTGCCGCAGGCTTGTCGATTGCTGCCATGAAAGATAGGTTGCCTGGACCACTTGAGGACACAGCGACAGATCCAGCACCAAAATCTAAATCGGAACCAAAGGGCAGAGAGCCTAAACGACAACGTAGGCGTAGACAGTTTCTTTATCTTGACGACGACCCTGAAAGAAAGAAAAAATCTTCAAAAGCGTCTGGTAAACCTGTTTCTGTAAAGAAGCGAAAAACTAGGCAGGAAAAAGCCACTCAAGCTTTAAGTAGGAGAGCTAAAGCTTCTAAGCGAACACCTAAAGACGTTGATGATCTTTACCGAAAGGTTGGAACAAAAAAAGAAAAATGGAAGACTATCAAGCTGAAAAAGTCTAACATTGAAAAGAGCGCCTCTTTTGTGAAGCCCTTTGCTAGAAGAGTTTTAAACAAGCAAATGTCATTGAAAGATGCTTTGGATAGAGTGCCTTGGTGGATGCAAGATGACTTGCTTGACCATATACGGGACGGTAAGAAGTGAATCTGTACGTAGATGAGCCTCAAAATAGATTGTTTCTCGATGATTCATTACACAAAGCTGTTGGGTCAAAGGGAAAAGTTTATATTTTTGGTGATTCTCATACAGGTGGGATGAAAAGTTATTTTAGAAACTATTATAAAAATCTTGGGTATGACCCCAAAGATGTAATTATTAAGATTAAAAATAATGGTCGTTATAGTGACATGGTTAACAGGCTCTCTGAGTATTCATTCAATCCAAATGACCAAATAATCATCGGTTCTATTGGCGGTCCAGAGGCAAGACAAGATAGACTGAATAAACATTCAGTCAGAATTGATCCACTTATACGAAAACTTGTTGAGCAAAGAGATAGAGGAGTTAAAGTAAAAGTATTTGGACATCCCATTGGGGGCAATGCCAAATTAACTCCGAACAGACTTAAATTAGCTCCAATACAACAAAGATCGTTTAAGAATGCTGGCATTGAATACCACGATGTCGCTGCAGGGTCTCAAAAAATACAGTCTAAGCTTAACGATATTCATTTTGGTAAGAATTACGGCAAGTATTTTAACAATATGATTTTGTCTAATCTTGGAAAAGTTAGGCAACAAAGCGTCAAAAATATGAAGTTTGGCGCTCCAAAAGCGCCTAAACTGAGCACAGCCGCTCCTGTGCAACCAAAAACTTTTTCCTCCACTCCTAATTTAGGCAGTTTGCCTGAAAATTTGCGTCAATGGGACCCATTGGTGAGTAAGTATAGTAAGATGTATGGTGTCCCCAGGGCGCACATTTACTCCATTATGCAAACTGAAAGTGGTGGTAATAAAGATGCAGGTTTGCCTGCGTGGAGAAAGAAAGCTGCACAAGGACAACCTAATAAGCAAGGTTTAGGCTTAATGCAGGTCATACCAAGTACGTTTAAAGGTGTGACTGCTAAAATGCGTAGGCGTGGAGTTAATGTTAATTGGGACGGCGGTTCGTTAAAATCTAATCTGGATCCAGAAGCAAACATTCACGTAGCTACTTATTTTATTAAAGATCAACTTGATAAAGTAAAAAGAGATTACCCAGAAGCTAGAGATAATCACGAACTGGCTTATAAATTGTCTGCGATGCGCTATTACATGGGTGCTGGGGGTGAGCGTAAGTATACTAAAAAGTGGCTCGCTAAGACGGGACAATTAAATCCATCTAGTTGGGACGTGGATTCTACCAGCAAGACAGGGCACGTCCGCAAAACTGGTGCAAGTTACGCTGCGTTATCTTACAAACGATTTAAAGCAATGGAGAGTAAGTTAGGTGGGTCTACTGGGTATAAGGCTCCAAAATTAGCGTCATCAGCTTCTTCATTTAAAGCTTCATCTACAAAGAAGCCACCACCCCTAAAGAAGCAAAGTTCTTTAGCTCGTTTGAGGGAGGCTGCTACTTTTGCAATTAGAAAAGAGAGTGTGGCAAGGCCTAAAAGACCAATGCAAAATACGAGGGCAAAGGACTTTGGTACTATGCCAAAGCCAAAAACGCCTTCTTCTTTACAAACCACTGCAGTTAAAGCTAAGAGTAGTGCCGTAAATAAAAGTTTATATATTAATTCAGAAAATCTAGTGTCTAGAGGATTTAAAAAGTCTAGATTTCAATCAGAGAATTTTATTGATTTAAATGGGAGTAGATAACAAATGGGCCTTTTAGATAAAGCTTTAGGAAAAGTATTCTCCCCTATTATTGAGCAACGTGCCATGGAAATGAACAAGGCATGGCGTCAGATATCTCCTGTAAATGCTCAAAGAGCGCCGAAGTCTATGTTGTTTGACCCTATGAGTCTTGTTTACTCAATGGGATATAAGGACAGAAGAAGTAATCTTAGTTATGACATCCTTAAGCAGATGTCGATGCAACTAGGTATTTTGGCTGCTATTATTAATACTAGGGTAAACCAGGTTGCTACGTTCACATCTCCTTATAGGAGAACTCGAAACATTGGTTTTGAGATTAAGCACAAGGATAGAGAGCACCGTCTGACAAAGAGTGAGAAGCGGTTTATTCTTGAGCTTGAGTCGTTTGTTTCTAACTGTGGTAAAGCGTCTCCAAATAAATATCACAATAAGCCGCGTGATAACTTTGATCAGTTTACCCGTAAGGTGATTCGTGATCGAATGGTATACGACCAGCTTTGTATGGAGATTGTTCCAGATCGAAGAGGTATGCCTTACGAATTTGTCGCCGTGGATGCTTCAACGATACGTCTTGCTGCAGATCCAAAGGCAAATGAGAACCGAGATAAATACAAAGAGAACAAAGAATTAAAACCGTTTATGAATAGGTATGGCGGTTTAGATATGAGTTACCCAACTGTAGATCCTGCGAAAGGAACTCAAGCAGCTTTCGTTCAAGTTTATCAAGGATCTATAATTAGGGCTTATACACAAGATGAGTTAGCGTTTTGCATTGCTAACCCAAGAACAGACGTTCGAGTAAACGGTTATGGGCATGCGGAACTTGAGCAGCTAGTTAATGTGATTACCTCACACTTGTGGGCAGAAGAATACAATCGAAACTTCTTTAAACAAGGTGCTGCTCCTAAAGGAATACTCAATATTCGTGGGGATAATATTGCTCCTGAGCAATTAGAGGCATTTAAGCGTCAGTGGATATCTAACGTCACTGGTGCTCAGAATGCTTGGCGAACTCCCATCATGCAGAGCGAAGAGATTCAGTATCTTAATATGCAAGGTACTAATCTTGATATGGAGTATTCAAGATGGCTTGATTACTTAATCAAGATTACATGCGCTGTGTTCTTAATATCTCCAGAGGAAATTGGGTTTAGCTTAACTCCTGGTGGTATGCAGCAGCCCATGGTGGAGACAAATAACGAATGGAAGATTAAAGCCTCTAAAGACAGAGGTCTTCGTCCATTACTGCGTTTTTATGCTGACGCAATAAATAGAAACATCATTGATAAAATTGACGATAGTTTCTACTTAGACTTTGTTGGTCTTGATGAGTTGACTGAAAGAGAAAGAATTGAGTTGCGTCAGCAACAAGTTCAGTTCTTCAGAACTATCAACGAGATTCGTGCTGACGAAGATCTGGATCCTGTAGAGGATGGAGATATCATTATGAATCCTATCTACCTGCAAAAAATTCAGATGGAGCATCAGTTCAAAGTCGAGGCTGAACAGCGTAAAGAACAAAAGAAGATGCAGAAAGAGCAAGAGAAGATGCAGAAAGAGCAAATGGCTCAACAGCAGCAGATGCAAGAAGAACAACTTAAAATGCAGCAACAGCAAGTTGAACAACAAAACTCTATGCAACAACAGCAAGTTGATATGCAACAGCAGCAAATTGATCAACCACAACAACCTGGCGCTGCAGAGGAACAACCTCAGGAAGGACCACAAGCTAGTGCATTACCAGCAGACGCTCAGCAACAAATGCCCCCGCAAGAGGCTGAAGCAGCACCTCAAGAAGAGGCTGAAGCAGCACCTCAAGAAGAAGGCGGTGGTGACGATGTGAGTCAGGAAGAGATACAAGAATTTATAAATTCTTTGCCTCCAGACGCTTTAACAGGTAAAAGTACTGAAGAGGATGAGGAGTCTGAGTAATGAAAAAAGAACATAAATCTATCAATGTATCTGACGAAGAATTAGAAGAAGGTAGTGCCGTAAAGGGAGAAAAACTTTCTAAAAGGTACAACTATGGTGGTATTCCAAAACAGACTCCAGGCACTGCAAGACCAAATATGCAAGGGTCTGGGGGACAACGACCTTCAATGGCAGGGGGAATGATGAAGTCGATTGAAAGAACTCATGGTTCTCAATTGGCAAAAAGTTTTCCTGTTGGAGGAACTTGCGGAGTATGTAATCGTGTGTCTAAGTCCATTGAAGGATCTTTATGCCAAGATTGCCATAAGACAATTAGCATTAGTAAGTGGCATAACTCACACTTAGGTTAGTCTAAGTTATTATATAGAGGAATTAATCATGTTCGATGATAAAGCCAGAACAAAAGTACCTTTGAACTCGCCAATGCATGCTAATCGAAACCCGTCTTTCCGAAAGCAGCAGATGCACGAGTCCAAGTATAAAGCTCGTGAAATGCCATGGACCGCAGGTAATTCTGCTTTTCGTAGATATGCTAATGGCATGTTGGATATGGATAACGCAGTTTCAAAAGTCATGGAGTGCATGCAGAAAGCTCGTGAAGGTGGGTACCTAAACGAGATGGAAAAGTGTGTTCTTAGTGTAATCATCCCAGGGATGGATATGTTGGTTCCAAAAGCAATTGCTGCAACTAAAGTTCGATTGTCCATGGAAGAGACACTCAAGATTAGATTACTTGTTAGTGCGCGTAATAAAGAAGCTATGAACTACAACGGTGGTCGTGGCGGCGGTTCTTTGTACATGCGTACCGTAACGTATGGTTGATATGTCTAAGCATTACGTAAATGACGATATATTCAAGGGGATAAGTGCTCCAGTTTCTGGGGCACCTTACTTCCGTGGAAAAACCGGTGGGCAACAATCTGGTGAGATGGGCGGTCTTTATGTTGGCGCTCAAAAACCAAAGTTTGGACCTCGTGGGGGTAAGATAAAAAAGATTAGCCCTACAACTGGAAAGCCCATTTACTATAAAAAATGGCAACCAGGATCTGGATCTAAAGCCCCTAATGTTGTTAGTCCATCTGCCGGGAAAGATGCCCCAGAAGGCTATCAAGTATACAAAGAACACGCTAGACACTCGATTGGTACTACTGGAAGTGGAAAAGATATCCACGCCAGATCAAATATAAACCACACAAAGCATTATAAGTGGGATGACCATAGAGATGCGGGACATGCACATTTTTCTCTCACTCATTACCTTATGAATATGATTCGAGAGAAGAAGAACGCAGGTAAAAAGACAGAGGGTCTTGAGAAGTTGATGCGCTCACACGCTGAGTACGCATTACACCACCACAATGAGGCGGTAAAAGATCTTCTACATGGGAAGCAAAAAGCAAAGTCTGGTAAAAAACTTAACGAGTAATTTTAGCATGAGTTCTGATAAAAATGATGCTGCGTTGAAAGTAGCAAAGTCTATTTCAAAGTCTTTATCTGAAGATAATCTTGCTGCAAGACTTGCAATAAAAATTGCTTTGCTTAAGAGTGTTAGAAAAGATAATTGGGTTGAGAGAATTTTTAATTCAGTTTCTTCAAAAGAAACCTCTTAATCGTATTACAAGGCTTGATAATTTTTTAGATTTGTAGTCTTGTTTTTTCTTGACCGATATATCATCCTCGATAAGATGATTGTTAAGTTGTTAATTTTGGTAGAATTTAATCATTTTACCCATGTGAGATACTAAAGTATGTCTGTAGAAGAATCTTTTAATTTCTGGATCCCAATCAGCAAAGCTGCCTCTGAAAAAGATGGCAAGGATCGAATGATAGAAGGTATTGCTTCTACACCTCACCTCGATCTGCAAAATGAACGTGTTGTTCAAGATGGAATTGATTTTAATTACTTTTTAAAACACGGCTATTTTAACTGGGACCACAAGTCTGGCGCAGACAATAAAATTGGCGAACCACAAGAATGCAGGATTACTCCTAAAGGTCTTTATGTGAAGGGTGTTATTTATAAGGGCAAGAAAGTGTCAGACGATGTCTGGGAACATATCCTTGCTCTTGCAAATAATCCAAATTCAAAAAGAAAAGTCGGTTTTTCTCTTCAAGGCAAAACTGTTAGACGAAATGGTAATTCTATTTCAAAGTGTTGGATACAAGATATCGCAATCACCACGGCACCGATTAATTACAATACTTATTTAGATATTGTTAAATCTTTGGATACTCAAACCTGGTGCCCATCTAGCGAAATTGAAGAATATCAAAATGTAGACAAAGCTCTTTCAGCAGGGTACCAGACGAGTAATCAAACTGGTGGTTCAGCACTAAGACCTGAGTCTCTCGATAGTAATGCTAAAGTATTATCTTATAGTTTTGATGATGACGAAGAAGAAAAAAAAGAAAATAAAAGTAAAAAGAGAAAAAACAGAAAAATTACCAAGAAAAGTCTTGCACATTTAGTAACAAGTAATTTAGGTTACTCACAGGAAACATCAAATATCCTTACGGATATTCTTTTTGACCTGTCTGCCGATAGGAGAATAGACGAATGAGTACACAAATTGTAAAGCCACTTCCAGGTAAGCACGACAAAGGTGTTGAGTGGGCCGGGGATGAAGCTGAAATGGAAAGTTGGGAAGACGATATCGATGAAAACGGTACCGACTATGGTGGTGGAGAGGTCAAGAAGAGCTTTCGACTTTATAGTCAACTGATTCACGACGAGGCACTTCTCAAAGGTATGTATAAAGCTGAAGAGGAAGAGGAAGAGGAAGAAGACGACGACGATATGGAAAAGTCTCTTGCTCGTTCCGCAGAGCAAAAGGAAGCCTTAGGCAAGTCCTTCTTTGACTTCATTTCTACGAATGAAGTTCTTCAAGATGGAATTGACAGTTCTCCTTTCCTTTACGAAATGGTCAAATCAATCGGGCTTTCTTTCATGAATTTGGAAAACCGAGTTGGTGCTGCGATGTACCAGGTAGATACTGACATTGATAGCTTTGCAAAAAGTATTGATGGGGTATTCGGTTCTTTTGCCGACCAGTTTGATACTATTAACGGAACTGCTGGGGATATCGAAATGGCTAAGTCCATGGATAATACAGTTGGTGACGTTCAGTACCTTGAGAAAGGTAATTTTGGTGGGGACAAGCCAGTTACACGAAACGACGTATTAGGCGCTTTGGTGAAAGGTGTTGAGGCGGGAATGATTTCTCCTTTGGAAGTCATTAAGTTCGAGCACACTGGATCTATTAGTCCTGAAATTCAAAAAAGTTTAGGACTGTAAGGAGAAAGATGATGTCTGAGGAGACTCGATTTGAAGACGAAATCGTCAAGTCCCTGCATAAGCTGGATGAGATCCTTTCCAAGGCTCAAATTCAGACAGGTGGACAATCTGATGTCGAATGGAGCGGTGGAGACGCCGAAGAGTACGACACTCAAGAGGACACCAAGTGGGACGACGATATAAAAGACGATGGTACGGACTACGTTGCTAAGGCAATGGAGGACGAAGAGGAAGAAGAAGAGGAAGAAAAGGCTAAGGCCGATGACATGGACAAGGCCGGGTACGGCATGGGTTCTATGGCTGCTCCTCGAATGAACAAGGGTGTTGAGGTTAGTGAGTTCTTGAATGAGCTTACGAAGTCTATCGCTGTGTATTGTCACCAGCTTGAAGACACTATCGAGAAGTCTCTTGTTCAAATTCATCACGAACAGGGTGAGATGGCGAAGTCCATTGCACATAACCTGTCTGTTTTAGACGATGAGTTGTCCAAGTCAATTGGCAATATTGTTGAATACGCAGACGCACCTGCACGTGGTCCAAAGAGTATGCTTGATATGAGTAAATCAATGGGTGAGGCTACCCAGACTGATGCGCTCGATAAAAGCGTGGTTTTAAGTGCCCTTATGAAGGGTGTTGAAGCCGGTACTGTTTCACCGCTTGAGGTGATTAAGTGCGAGCAGCTTGGTGTTCAGGCTGTAAGTCACGACGTTGTTAAAAGCCTTTTAGCTTAATTAGGAGAGGATAATGCTACCCCAAGTCAGTTTAAATGATTATGACGGACTCAACGGGTTTGGTGCCTCGTCTATGAACGATGTAAATGAGCTTACTAAGGCTCTTTCAGCGGGATATCAGACGAGTGGTCAGACCGGTGGTTCGACGCTTCGAGTTGAGAGCCTTGAGTCCAGTCTCAAGGTTGTTACTTTTACAAACAAGCACATCAAGCTCTGGAAGAAAATTCCAAAGAGTGCTGCGTACTCAACAGTTGAAGAGTACAACGTACTGAGCAGTTATGGTGCTGCTGGTTTCGGATTCACCCGTGAGGGAGAGATTCCACAAAGCCAGGACAGTACCTACACTCGCCAGACTGCATTGGTGAAGTTCATCGGAACGACTCGTTCTGTGACACACCCTGCTACTTTGGTGAACCCTGCTCACGGAGATGTTATCGCTCTGGAAAACCAGAACGGTATTCTCTGGCTTCTTGAGCGTACTGAGGATGCTCTTTTCCACGGTAACTCCTCACTTGCCTTTGACGGTGAGTCTGAGCAGTTCGACGGATTGGACAGCTTGATTTCTTCCGGTAACGTTATCGACCTTGAGGGACAACCTCTTCAGGAAGCTGACATCGAAGAAGCTGCTAACCAGGTTATCGAATCATTCGGGTACCCAACGGACATGTTCCTTGGTACTCGTGCGATGAGTGACTTGGTGAAGACGTTCTACCCACGTGAGCGAATTAACCTTCCTTCTCCTGCAGACGGAAAGGTTGGACTTGCGGTGAACTCAATGGCTACCCAAGCTGGTAACATTGACTTCAATCCAAACGTTTTCATTAAGCAAGCTAAGTCGCCGCCCTCTGCTGCAACGAGTGCTAACGCTCCTGCAACACCTCAGAACATTACCAACTTTGGTACGTCTGGAACGGCTGCGAATTGGTCTAAATTGTTAGGAACTCCTTCTGGAAACAACAACTTTGCTTACGCAGTAACTGCTTGCAACCGTTTTGGTGAGTCTGCTCCTCGAATTAGTGCTGCAAACGCAGTGAGTGCAGCAAATGTTACTGATGGAGCGGGTATTAGCTTCGATGTTACTAACGCGGTAACGATTGGTGCTAATCCTCCTGAGTATTACATTATTTATCGTTCAAACTCGCTGGGAACGTCTACGACTGTCCCAACATCCTTGTCAGGGTACAGTGAGATTGCTCGTGTTCGATGTACCTCTCAGGGCGGCAACGTCGTTGGTGCTTCAGTTGTTGATAATAACGTGAATCTTCCATTCACAGAGACTGCTTACCTTGGTGAGTTGACCCCATCGGTCCTCTCCTTCCGTCAGCTTGCTCCTCTGATGAGAATGGATCTTGCGGTCCTTGCTCCTGCATACCGATGGATGATCCTGATGTACGGAACACCCATCCTCTTTGCACCAGCTAAGTGGACCCGATTGATTAACGTTGGTCGAATCTCCTAGTGCATAACAGGGATTCGATAGTTAATCAGCATGTCAGATGGTCCTGGGGGGAAAAACTCCTCAGGGCCAGTCTTGACACCCCTCTGGAAACAGAGCCTTTTATAAATATTTTTTACATTAAGCACAGAAATTTGATTAACACTTCTATAACGTGTGGTACAACTATATTTAAGTTTGATAAAGACGGCGTTGCAGAGTTTGATGCTCAGAATTACAACGACGCAGAAACGCTTACTAAATTTCACGATTGTGAGATTTTAAACCAGGAGTAATCATGCCAGGATTTAATCTTGAACAGTGGCAAGCTAGACAACTTGCTGTGAAACAGCGTGAAGAAGCCGTTAAGGCAAAAGAAGCTCCTGTAGCTAAAGAAAAGGCTCCTGCTCCAAAGAAGGAAGCAAAGCCTGCTGCTAAAGAAGCAGCGCCCAAAAAGTCTATGTTTGACAAGTTGAAGCCTGCTAAAAAGTCGAGCAGTGGTTCAAAGAGTAACTCTTCAAAGAAAAAGTAGGAGATAAAAGATGGCTGTTCAGTCTAAAACTTTAGTAAATGACCTTGGCTCGGCTGTTGTTGATGAACTGGCCAGTCAGCTTAATCGTGCCGTAGTAGTAACTCCCCCAAAAGTGTTAGAGATGCCAGCCGACTCTGCGGGTTCTGCGTCGGTTAACCCCGGTGACACCGTAATAGCTAATGGGCAAGAGGGTTCTGGTTTTCTGTTCTACGCAGCAGAAGACTGTATGGTTACTGATATTAAATTGATGTCGATAGGCGCTGCGCTTAATGCAGGTGTTCCTGCGACAAGCTCTTTAATTGTCATGAGAGTTCCAGCAACCTGGACAACCGCCACAGGTGGAGGATCTGGGACCGCTGGAAATAATCAGCTTATTGGTGCGGGTGTTGTCCACGGAGATGCAGGTGGTACCGCGTTGGGAGCGTCTCCATCTAGCTGTGAGCTTTTGTTTTGCACTGATGGTACAGCACTTACTCCTGCTAATGAGTGTGATGAGGGTCAATGGTTTAGCCTCTCTAGCGTGACGGGAGCAGGTAGTGCTGCTGCAAATGAATACACGGGCACTCTCATTGCCGTGGCTCACGCCGAGACTAGTGCTAAAAACTTTTCAAGCTCTGGCGTTGCTTTAAATGCTGGGGACACTCTAGTGTGGGGTCTTAGTAATACTACAGGTGCTAGTATAGCCTTATGCGCCTCTATTTCTTATCGGCCAGTGAAGGATCAGTTGAGCTTGTCTCCATCCTTTACACCGAAAGGCTTTCATTCGAAAGGACGTTAGTCGAGGGGGGACTTCGGTCCCCTTTTTTATAGAATACTCCTCTATTAAATCCTCTTTTTACCCTCTACTATTAATACAGGGTCGCAATGACCTAGTGACATGGAGAACTTGAGATGCAACGAGCGGGTAGACCGATCCACATTAATGATACGTTGACACATGCTGTTGACGCCACTAATTCAACCAAATATTTTATCCCAAGAAAAAGCTCTCCTCAGTCACGTACTCAGAATCTTTTCGGGCCAAATTGGAATACTGGTGGCGGTGCGATATCACCCAACGTTACTACTACGGCACCTACCGTATCAGGTACTACTGATGTAACGTGGAACGATGGTGGTGGTAATATATCTAATTACATTAATGAGGGTACGTCAAAAAATCAAGTTACTACTGGTTTCGCACAGCAAGGTGCTAGGACTAAGTCTTTTACTATAAGAAACACTGGGACTGCCACGCAAGATGACTTGAAAGTAAGCTTTGATAACGGGGCTAATTTCTTCACACTAGGCCCTGGCGAAAGTTATTCTGCTGAGATCTCTATTTACTATTTTTTAGTGCAGAGAGCCGCTGCTGATAACGGCGCAGCTCTTAACCCTACTGAACAACATGGCGTTTTTGAAGCCGTTGCGGTTCTGGCCTAAGGAGGCGTGAAATGGGTTTCGGAGGACGTAGAAAAGATAAGACCGCTATTGATCTAGAGGCGCTTACCACACTAAGCGCAGATGACATCCTTAGTCTTTCTGGTGGTATTACAGTCAACGAGGGTGCTGAGAACGTAGACTTCAGAGTTGAGTCTCAGACTAATACTCACGCTTTGATAGTGGATGCGAGTAGTAGTAAAGTGGGTATTAATAAGTCCGTCCCACATCTACCTTTGCATGTTGTTAAGACTGCTACTTCAGGGTCTGGAGTATATGCTAGTACGCCATGTTTGATTCTGGAAGATGCTACTAGGCCAGGATTACAGATAGTTGGTAACGCGGGTAACATTGGTATTATTCAGTTTGGGGATAACGTATCTTCTAACCCAGGCGAGATATACTACGACCACGGTTCGGATATTTTTAACTTTAGAACTGGTGGTACGGTAAATGCGACACTAGACTCTAGTGGTAACGTAGTAGCCAATGGGTCTATTCAGCTTAAAGAAAAAGCAAACGCTATTTCTGATACCGCCGCGTATGGTCAGTTGTGGGTTAAGAACACCACTCCAGCAGAATTATACTTTACCACAGATGCTGGCGATGACATTCGAATCACAAACGGTACTAACCTCGCAGCGCCTCCATCTTCTGGCGCGGTAGCGGCAGACGATATTACGACAGGTGATGCAGCGACATCTGTGGCAACCTCCAGTGGAAATGTGACGATTGATTCACAAGCTGGATCTGTTTTGGTTGATGGGCACACGGGTGTCACAGTTACCTCCTCGAATTCTGGAGAGGTGGACATTACTTCGGCGGCGAACGTTGACATCAATGCAACCACCGGAGTTGCGGTTGACGGAACTACTGTTTCTATCGACGGTACCGATGATTCGAATCTGACTGTTACTGGATCTGCCAAAGACTTAGATATCGCTGTCGCTGGTGGCGGGACTCAGGAGTTAAGGTTAGCTTCTGCTGGTACTGGAGCTTCTGCACTACACTTAAATGCTAGTGCTGGTAGTGTAGATATCGACTCTGCAGATAATATCACTGTAGACGCCGCAGAC